TTATCGGTGATATCGCTTTTGAGATAGGCTATAATGCTAAGTTTGTCGTAGAAATGCTAGATGTCATTGAAACAGAAGAAGTAGAGTTCAAAATGAAGAATCGTGGTTCTGCTACCATTATTGATATCGATACAGACAAGGATAACACCAAGTTTTTGTTAATGCCAGTCATGATAGGTAATTAATCAATTTTTTAAAACAAAAATAAATAAAAAATAATGAACGTAAAATTAGTATCAATAACTCAATCGCTAATAGAAGGTAAAACTTTGACAGCAGAAGAACTCTTAGTTTATATCGCTAGAGTAAGCAATCCTAGTAATCAATTGAATACGGAAACATCCGATAAATTGATTGGATATATGATCAGGAACAAGCATTGGTCGCCATTTGATATGGTCAATCTCACCGTGGAGGTAACTACGTCAAAAGCCGTTGGCATACAAATACTTCGCCATTGGAGCATAAAACCACAGGAGTTTTCTCAAAGATATGCAGAAGTGGTAGATATAGAGCCAATAGAACTCAGGAAGCAAGGTGCAACTAACCGTCAAGTTGGCGATGAAGTATTTGACCCTGAAATTTATTTCAGTACTGAAATTTTACATGCTAGCGATGCTATTTCATTATATATAAAACAAGGAGTAGAATTATATAAAGAATTACTTAAAGCAGGAGCGGCCAAAGAATGTGCCAGAATGATTCTTCCAATGGCGACAAGTACTACATTGTACCTGAACGGTTCTGTAAGATCGTGGATCCATTACATGGAACAGAGATGTTCGAGCCATGCCCAAGCTGAACATAGAGCAGTGGCAAAACTTATAGAAGCTATTTTTATGGAGCAATTTCCAATGACATCCAAAGCACTTGGTTTATATGGAGAATAATAAAGAGCAAGTAAACCATCCATCGCATTATGGAGGAGCAAACAATCCGTATGAGACAATAAAGGTAGTAGAAGCTTGGGAATTAGATTTCCACTTAGGAAATGTAGTTAAGTATATTAGCAGGGCAGGTAAGAAAGACGGCGAGTTGCAGGAGTTAAAGAAAGCAAGATGGTATCTTGATAGAAAAATTCAGAAACTTGAAAATAAAGATAATTCAGGGAACTAATTTAAGACTACTTTTTGTTAATGTTATAAATATAAAACATGAGCCATTTTGAAGATGATTTTGACGAAATTAATGAGTTTAGTGAACAACTAGATGGTTGTATTAAACCATGTATCCGTTGGTTCCTAGTTTTCGTAGTTCTTATTATTCTTTTATTTTTAATCAATCAATAATTTATATGAACCTAGAAGATTTTAAACAAACAGATTGGTATAAAGAAAGACCTGATGTTATTAAAGAAGCAATAAACCTACTTGATCCCACAATTCTTTATAAATTTAAAGATAGTGGTAAACAATGCCACATACAATCATACCACGAACCTGATTCCGGCAAAGTAGAAGATGTTACGGTGACAGTGATGAAAACAGGAGTTGGTGGAGTAATGGCAGAAATGGGTTTAGGGGAAATAGATCAATATGGAGTTTTTGGGGTAAAAATGGACGACCTAGAACCATGGGAATAAACTATAAATTTGTATTTATTTAATAAACCAATAAAATTTTAAAAGAGATGAATATTTTCCAATTAGGACAAGAGCATTACGACATAATGTCGTTACTCGAAGAAATGGAAGGGGAGATGACCCCTGAATTACAGGAGCGATACGACGCATTATTATCCGCCGGTGAAGATAAGCTAAAACAACTCTATTGGGTTTACAAGCACATGGCGGGTCAGCTTCTAATCATAAACGAGGAGAAGAAAAGAATCGAAGCGATGAAGAAGTCACAGGAAAGCAAATTGGAGCGCCTTAAAACGACGATGGACCAGTTTATGAAGGCGCTTAAACTTGATTCAGTTAAGGACGGTACGATAAATATCATTTTAGCTAAAAACACGGAGTTTGTATTCGATGAAACAAAAGTTCCAGGAGGATACTTTGAGACAGAGACGGTTCAAACGACAAAGTTGAATTTGACAGAGTTTAAAGCTTGGTGTAAAAACAATCAAGAAGCAGCACTAGCATTATGCGATGCAAAATTTATTGAAGGTAAGAGAATTCAAATCAAGTAGTCATGGGAAAGAAAAAACAGATTAGAAACCTAGAATCAGAAATTGAGAGATTACGCAAAAATGTAATTGATCGTGAAGTTGCAATAGATAAATTGCTATCGGACACCATTACTGATCAGGAAAAGAATGTCATCAAATTTGATAGACATTTTGCTAAAGCAACAGCAGCAGAATTCGATAAATATCTTCTTTCGGGCAAAACGCAGGATTATAGTACAGTGTCTAAAGTTTGTAACTTCTATGATAATATAATAAAAAACCAGTCAAAAGCAGGGCGTACAGAAGGTTTTAATGACTTGCCACTTGACGAAGTAAAGGTTTATCACAAGCCAACGAATAGTGAAAATGTTGCGTTTCAGACACAGGGCAGACAGTATCGACATACAGAAGAAGGGGATAAAGTATTTGGCGAATTGGCAGGGAAGCCTATTACTCACCATAAAGTACCGCAGGATGATTGTGTTCCAAAGATTGTGGCAGCAGAATTTAATGTGGAAATACCAAATAAAGATTTTAGTTATGGGTTTTCTGCAAAAACTGGACCTGAAATTAAATTTGGTAATAATAGTCCTGACGATATGGTGACAATACAAGTTCCTGTTGGTAGTTTTATTGTGCCGCCGACGGATAACAAGACCATAAACGAGCATTTATCCCTTATCAAAGAACATATACAGAAAGAAATAGATTTAGATGCTGTAAAGAAAGTAGTTAGATTTGTTGGCATAAAGGAAGGCAAAGTAAATAACATAGGTAAAATTTTCACTAGAAACGATAATGGATTATGGAAAGAAGTTAGCGGGAATGGCCCTACTTGTACGGATGAAAACATGTTAATGGATTTAAAAAATGGATATTTAAGAGCGGAATATGGCGATTATGTTGAATTCAAAATAAATCACGGCGATAAGTTTGTCAAAGAAGTAGAATATAATGCCGATGGTGTAATAAAAACAAAGATTACCTATCCTGATGCTGATGGCGCACCCAAAACTATGGTAGACATCCATGACGACATCAATTTTATGGAGACAATTGCTAAAATGCCTGGGTGTACTTTTCAAAAGGCAGATTACAATGAGAAGTACATATTCCTTTCTGATTACCATATTTCAAGTCCATATATTGATGAAGATATTGTCATCAAAGAAGGTACGATAATTTCTTTATTAAGAGGAAATACTTATGGATCTGAAAACACTATGGTATTATTTCCATATCAGAATGTAAAACTTATGGAAGAAAAAGGATTAGTGAGAAGATTGTCTCCTTTAGAGATATGTGGCGAACCGCAAGTGTGTGCGCCGGCGAAAGAAGATTAATGGATGAATCTTGCCTTATCCATTTATCAACATTACATAGGTCCACACTACCAAGTAGGGCAAAAGATATGTAGTCCGTTGCCGGCGACGGTAAGAAAACCGGACCATAAACCGTCATTCTCTACCAAAGACATAGGCAATACTATTATTTGGCATGACTTCGGATATGAAAGTCAGTATGGCTACGGACCGATAGGATTTGTAGCGGTGATGGAAGGTGTTGATTATGAGCAGGCGAAGGAGATAATAAGAAACAAAGGTTTCAGAGCATCTACCTACGTAAAACCACAACTTACAGACTTGATGGCGAAAAAGCCTGAATTGAAGTTTGAAACAACGATGCTCCAGGCGGAACACTATCAATATTTTGATATGTTGCTTGTAGAACCTAAATGGCTTCATTTCTATGGGTATGAAGCTGTTGATACGGTAGCGATGGGTCAAAAGGTGATATGGCGTGGTAACGATTCGAATATTGGTTTCTATAAACGTATAGGCGCCGGCGACAAGGGATATTTCCCGTATAACAAGGCATATTCAAAACTGCCGAAAGTATTACATCAAAAAATAGACATTATGGAAGGGTGGGACGAATTACCTTCTTCAGGAAAACTCCTGATAATAACCAAATCTTTGAAGGATGTTGTAGTACTTAGGAGTTGTGGATACAATGCCGTTTCTTTGAGCAGTGAGACTAGTGTGAATATTTTCAGACTGTTTTACTGGCAACTAAGTGAACGGTTTGAGAATATAGTTGTATGGGGTGATCCTGACGCCGCCGGCGCTGTTTTAGTAAGGAATGTAAAGAAGTATATTCCGAGAGCAAAAGAAGCAAAATCGATAATCGATAAAGATGCATCGGATATAATAATGGTGACAAGAAATAGATTTTTTATAAATTTAATCATAGACAGAGCATTAGCATCATGACAGAAAAAGAAAAAGCAATTTCGCTTGTTAAAAAGTTTGAACAACTTCTTCCATGTGAAGGAACGACAACAGGTCAAACACCTATTGATTGTGCATTAATAGTAGTAGAAGAAATAATGTTGGACGAGTTAGAAATTATGCCTGCTAAATGGATGTATGACTATTGGCGTGAAGTAAAATTAGAACTTGAAAAAATGTAACAGATGGATAATTCAATGATCATATTCTCAGGAATAGTAATATTTTGTCTTTTGATTGAAATGCGATTCAAGCCACGGTTTGAAGTAAATAATATCAGTAGAGATTTACTTCTGTTTTACAATGTGTATATGTTCAGCACAAAACGTAATTACATTAACTTACACATAAAAATAAAGGCATGAAATTCAAGAAGAAAAATAAAATATATCAGAAAGCAAAAAAGGTAGTTGCTTCTGAAATTTTGACTTGGAGAGAAAAATACAATTTGATATTTTCTGATGATATATCAGCTAATTTTACTCTTGACTATTACGATCCTGACACTTCCTATAAAGAAGATGTCTTAGCGTTTATGTCTGCCTTAGACGAATACATGGAAGAACAGAGAGCAATAAACTGTATCGATGGTCATGATTACGTCACAAAATTTGGAGTTACGGAATGCCAAAATTGTGGTGCAGAAGCTTAAATAAATCAAAAATAAATAGTAATGAAAATTTTAAAAGGATTAACTAGTACTTTATCAATGTTGGCTTTCTTTTTCATAGGGAACACATTGTTTTATTTTTCTTTTGTTTGGTTCCCGAAATGGGTAATACTTCACATTATTATCTTTGCCGTCATGAACTTTGGAATAGGCGTCATGATCACGTATAATGCGTTGGTGGCGAACAATAAAAGAACTGTTGAAAACATGTTAAAACCTAAATAATGTCAAATCCAATAACTAGGCTTGAAGATGTTATTAAGGAATTATGTGGACTTATGCCACACGTAAGAACTCACATACAAAATGCTATTGAAGCATATAATTGTCCATTACAGGGCTTGTCTTATAGTCCAAATACAATACTAGATGTAATACTCGTAGCGAATTATCTTGACCTTCCGCTTTTTGACGATATGGTAAGATACATGCTAAATGGAGATAAACCAATCGAAAGAAGATTGTTAGTAGAAAAGGAAATTAAGAGATTTATCAAAATGGAGAACGACGAAGATAATAGTAAGGTTAAGAGAATAATCGAAAATCCTACATATCAAGATAGATTTTTTTATGTGTTTGGCAAAAAACAAAGAGTTTGAAGAATTTATTTAGTACACCAAGTAAGAGATTAAATCCATGGCCGTTCCAAGCGGAAGCAATATCAGATATTGTCGCTTACCGGAACTCATATGATGGCAAACAACTTGCCGGCGTATTAGTGGCACCCACAGGTACAGGAAAGTCTCTTATAATCGCTCATTCCGTATATGAACTAGCGGAGCCAATATTAGTTATACAACCTTCAGTAGAACTTCTAGAGCAGAACTATGAGAAGTACATAGATCACGGAGGGATGGCGTCAATCTATTCTGCTTCTGCAGGAGCAAAACATGCAAGTTCATGTACATTCGCTACTCCAGGATCACTAAAAGGTAAAGGAGATTTGTTTAGACGAATATTGAAAGTAAAAGTTTTGTTCATAGACGAATGTCATTATAAGGTAAAAACAGAGAAGGATAAGGGCAAGGAAGACGAATGGGGCGAAGTAATGACGTTTATCAATGATATGCAACCTGAAGTGATTATAGGTCTCACAGCGACGCCTATACGTCTAAATACGTCTAATATGGGTCCAACATTAAATATGATTACCCGAACTAGACATAAGTTATTCAAGGATATCATAAAAGTTATACAGATACAGGATATATACGAGCAGTACTGGAAGAAAATAAACTATAAAATGTACGATTTCAATGAATCGTTACTGAAGCTTAATTCATCAGGTACAGACTTTACGGAAGAATCTATAAAGATTTCTGTTGCAGATAATAATATCAACAGGAAGATGTCTAGTGACATTAGAGACCTAGTACAGAAAGGTACTAAGTCAATATTAGTATTTATGGATGCCGTGGAGAATAGCAATAAACTTTGTAATTGGCTAAATGGTATAGGTATAAAATCGGCGGCGATTGACGGCAAAACAGCTAAGAAGATACGAAAGACGCACGTAATGGCGTTTAAGTCAGGGGAGATCGAAGTATTAATAAATTATGGCACTTTCACTACTGGGTTTGACCATCCGGGACTAGAATATGTATTGATGGGGCGCCCAACAAATTCATTCCCTATGTTATACCAAATAGTAGGAAGATTAGTAAGAAGACATGCAATCATAAAAGAAGGATTGTTTATTGACTACTGTAACAACATCAAGAGACTAGGATATATCAATAATATTACTTTTGAACATATTCCTGGATATGGATGGGGTATGTTCAGCAAGCAGGAGTATGCACCTGGCAAATTCAGGGAGCGTCTTATGTCGGGGCGACCATTAAATATGGCGCCTAAATACAAGCATGAGATTCAAATTGAAGCTGCTAGTGTGGGCAAGGCACCGTACACCGCAATACACTTTGGAGCGCACAAAGGTAAGTTAGTAAAAGAACTTCCAACATCGTACATCCATTACTGCATAGAGACGTTTCAGCAACCCGAAGGAATCTTGATGGAGCAATTCATGGACTTAGTTTTCGAAGAATTAGAAAAAAGAGAACAAATTTCTGCTTGATGAAAACAATATTTTTAGATATTGATGGCGTACTAAATTGTGATATGACGTATCCAAACAATAGGGAGTACCCATACAATCATTTTGATCCTAATTTAGTTAGTAACTTAAATATGATTACTAAAAAAACAGGAGCAAACATAGTGATAACATCTTCATGGCGAATAAACAGGACTTTCGAAGAATTGAAAGATATCCTAAAAAAGGCAGGTGTTACAGGAAATATTATCGGATTTACAGAACGTTTATACTTTTCAAATTGGGGACATTCTGTTCCACGAGGTTGTGAGATACTTCATTGGATGGAGACAAATAAAGGCATACTAGGAAAAGATTTGTTACAGTGGCGAGATTATGTAATCCTTGACGATGATAGCGATATGCTTTATTGGCAAAGGGCAAACTACTTCCAAACAGACCCATCCGGCGGCGGATTAACAGACAATTTAACTTACAGGATAATTAATTTCTTAGGAAGTAAAAAATAAATAAAAAACAGGGAACTTTTACAACATGTATATATGTTAATAGTAATAAATAATAATCATGGATATCATACCTGAAGATAATAACAACGAAGAACCAAAATACATAGTTTCTTATGATCCTGTAAAAGAGGATGGAGATGGAAGTATGAATGTATCTACTTTTAAAGTTAAAGATGGGGTAGCAGAAAATGTGTCGACTATTTATGACCAATTACCTTTCCCCAAATTATTAGATGAACTTGTAGAATACGCCAATAGAGAATATATATTAAATTCAATTAGAACAGTTCAGAAAAAAACAAAAGAAGAACTAGTAAAAGGATACAAGCCAATTCTTATTGGTAATCCATCTCCGTCAATAATGGATTTCGTAGAGCATGGTAGAAAAATGGAAATGCATATTACTCATGCTATGGGTATTCCTGCTGATTACATAGGCGCTTTGGGTGTTGATGCTCTTTCTAAATTAATAGCGAGTAGAGATAGTGAATGGCTAACATGCATAGATTTAATGAAGTCGGGATTTAAAGGTTTTGATCAGCGCAGGAAATTAGCAAAGAGAAGGATTAAACAAGATCTTCCTTTTACTACAGGAAAGTTTAAAAATTTTTACAAAAGATATAAATTGGTATGATCGCTGACATTCTTTTTACAATCATTAAAATATCTACATTTCTAGGAGGGACAAGTTTTGTTATAGGTACTTTATGCCCATATATGAGATATCCCCTTAATGAGAAAAAGGAATTGTTTACGTACATGGCAAAATCATATATATATATGTCGCTATTATTAATAACTGTTCATATAATACTTACTAAATAATGACACTTCCCCTTTTAACTCCTGAAGCATTTTTGTTGTCAACCCTATTTGGTCCTATTATTGGATTATTAGTACATCTTGTTAGAAAGTACGTTACATATACTGTTAGTCCATATGATTCGGATACCGGTCTGATGTTGGAATATTATGCTCCGGCAGCGAATGATGACGCACAAGAAACTGTATTACCTTTGCAAACTAATACAAGGCAAGTATCTGAAAGCAAAAAGCCTGATTTATATGAAACAATAGAAAAGACATCAAATTATTATCAGGATAACTTCGCTGAAAATTTAGCAAATGAAATGCGTGCTAAAAGAAGAAATGACGAATTTAGAGATGCGTGTAATATAAGCAATAGTAGACATAGATACACTTATGCTGAAAGAGCGCTTATATCGGAGACAAATAGGAATGCTAGATTAAAGGCAAGGAAAGACCCGATTATTAATAGTATTGTTGAAACTAAAAGAGCGGAGACTTATACAATTACTAAATATGCAGGAAAATTGAGCCATACAACTAAAAATTGTTGGGCAATGTCACTATCAGAACCTATTTTATTTTCTAATAAAGGTCCTGACATTTTTCAATTAAATAAAAATCCTGGATATTATTTTAAACCAATGAATACTGGAATGAAAGAAGGATTGAGTATAGGGTATGACTTTATTTCTATTAGAGATTATAATGGAGTTTTTAACGTTAAAATAAGTTCAATAAAACCAGGAGACGAAATAGAACGAGTTGATTATAATGATATAAAAGATAAAATATGAAAGTTTTGAGCGTGATGCAGCCTTGGGCAACCCTTTTGTTCCATGGCAAAAATATTGAAAACAGGACATGGGCAACAAAGTACAGGGGAGAACTTCTTATCCATGCGAGTGCAAAGAGTGCAGGAGTAGTATCTGAATTACTTACTGACGAACAGTGGGATTGTTTGGGTCTAGAAGATTCTTCATGGAATTTATGGCAATGTGATTTAATGGCAGGTAAGTATATTACATCTGCTATCATTGGTAAATTAGATATAGTTGATTGCGTCATAAATCATCGAAGTGTTTGGGCAGAAAAAACGCCATATTTAATAAATCCAAAGGAGCATCCATTAAAACATATTTATAATTGGGTATTAGAAAATCCCGTATTATTTGATGAACCAATCCTGAATGTAAAAGGTAAACTAAATTTGTGGAATTATGAAATCTAAGAGAAAAAGAATCAGAGTTAAAGTTTCTGAACTTCTAAAGAAGATTGAAGAAAAAAAGGCACCAAGACTTGTAGGTATTATTCCTCCGTATTTTTGTGCAGGAATGGCGCAACTTGAATTAGAGAGTGAGCGTCGTGACATTGAACAATTTAGGGAAATATCAGATAGTTTAGTTTCTAATCCTAAAGTGGGCGCTATGATTTATTGTGGCACCGGTGGAAACCCTGAAAAATTTAACGAAGCAAAAGAATTATTTTTTACAGGTAAATATCCATATAGTGAAGAAGAATATAAAAGAATCATTAATCAAGGATTTACAAAGTAGTAATGGCAAAATTTAAGTACAAATACGCTAAGGCAACGGAAAGAGATATGATCATTCAATCACATTTTAGAAATAAATATGCAGATAGACCTGATATATGTAAATATGTGGAATTAGACTTACCTAAAGGCGCTCCTGATGGTTATTATTTACACAGAAAATCTAAGCATGAGTATATTAAATATTTATGTATTAATGGTATGTGTACAGATATTAATAGTTTTAGTGGTAATATTGATGATCCATTTAGACCACAGCCAATTTTTATATTTATGTTAGATAAAAAAATGAGAGAATCATTAGTTAAATGTTATAATTATTTGACAGAGCAAATGCAGTATGAAGTTAGGAGTTATATTAATCATGAAAATGCTAGAAAATTAAGAAAAGTAAATATTAGGATAAATAAAATAAAATGGGATTAAATGAAAGATGATCTCCTACTAAAAATACATAGAAAGTACAGCGATAATGAGATTGTCGCCTTGCAGGATAATAAGATCAAGGAGCAGGCGTTAGAAATCGGGCAACTAAAGTCTCATGTCGCCGAATTAGAAGACACCATATCTTCCATGGAAGCAAAGCAGATAGTAAAGATAGACAAGGATAAAGGATGGACATTACTAATTGCAGAGACAGAGTATATCTCTGAATTAAAGGCGAGCATCAAAGCATTGCAGACGCAGATAGAAAATGCTTCCCATAAAGACTACAAGAAGGAAGCAAGAATTTGGCAGGAACGATATTTTAGTGAAATAGCAAAAAATAGTAAAAAAGAATGAACTGGATAGAGTTAGTAAGTAAGGCAGCAATAGATGCCAAGAATATAAAAAAAGATGGGATATTCGGTGTTTTAACCCCTGAAATATATTCTCGTGACTACCTAAAATTAATGGTAATAATGT